CCCATATTGGAAATTAAGACAGATTAGGCCTTGGTGAAAAGGCGTAGCAGCGACTTGTAAAGTATATACAATCGTTGCACGAAAACCATAGGCTCCTAAAAGACGATTTCGTCCGGTAGTCCAATATGTAAGGTAATCAGCAAAATGTCGATTAAGCGTATAAATCTGAGCACGAACACCAGTAGGAATGACAGCCTCAGAAACACAGACCGGCCGAGAAAAATACGACCTAATATCCTGTAATTCAGACTGAATCGGAAAAAGAGAATGTGCCAACGAAGAATCCACTGCCGCAATAGCAGTACAAGCTTCTTGCACAAAAGTTGTAACTCCAGTACTCTCCGGCGAATTTGATATCGCAAGAGAGTCAATGGTATCACAAACAGTGACACTGGCTTTTAAGTCAGTGTCTTTATTTAAAGTATCGGAATTTGAAGCGAGATATATTACTGTGCATTGCTATCTCAACTAGTGCACAGGAAACTTATTCTCTGGGTAAACGACCCTGAGTAGTAAGGCTAAAAAGCCACGTTGAACAAGAACCATCCTGTCCCATGTCATACTACATTCAAAGTTTCAATTATTTAAACGTAGACACAGCGTATATATGGTCCTAGTACCATTCTTCAGTGCGCTCAAGCACACTAGAAAGATACGAATCCCTCGAAAACACACAACGAGTGGTCGCATTATAATGGTCGGCAATTATGTCGGCAATTTTAGGCGCATACTCATCCCATGTAACGGGGGGGTGGAGAGAAAGCTCCTCCAAAGCATTTTCGAGACTATCTAACATGATAGGCTCTACCAAACTCTTATTCTTACACCAATAATGAGTGTAAAGAAAACTATCCAATTCCAGAGGACAAAGCCATCCCCTAGAATCACAATAAAACCTCCGTTTTAAGAAGGTAATATTATCGATGGTGGTAAAAGGTGCCAAAACACCATCTTTAGCACCACTCGTATACTTAAGACCAAAGCATTCCATCATAGCCGCAGAAACAGTAACCTGATTATAAACATCCTTAATAGAATCAGCAACGTTCACAACATTATCATCTCCATAAACCAGAGGAGAAACTTTTTCCCAAAAATACTTCTTATCTCCAGTAATATGCATATAACAACCAACCAGGGTCACCAAAGAATACAAACTGTTGACAACGGTTGTAAAAGGGTGACCACTAGGCAGACTCTTATTCCATTGATATACATAACGCTGATCATTACCGACACCACCAACGTGCCTCGAATGTATCAGCTCAAGCCACAAAATGCGGCGCGCCAACTGATTTTCTTCAGAATCATTATACCATCTATTCACGAAATCCAAAATGGCCATATGTACAACTGGTTGTTCACTCGAATCAAAAGCTGTAAAATCACCATCAAAGACCGAAGGTCCCATTCTAGTAACATGTGCAGCCATACGTGGCCAATCCGCATAAACACAAATACCCGGAGCCAAACCGGTAGTAACATTATGTCTCATCATAGCACTCGTAAAAGCACCAAACATCATGCGAAAAGCAACCACATAATCAAGAGGCGCTGAAGAAATTAATCTCGTAGCAACAGCCTCAATTTTCTTCTTAGAACGCAATTCATCTTTCAGAAAATCAATAAATATATGGCTCAAACGCTCACCTTTCTTGGCACTCGCTAAAACCACATTAACACGCTCCTCTAAATCAATGGCTTGTGGACCACTCAAATCATAATCACCTTCACTCCCAAAAAACTCACGCTTGCCCCCCTTAACATCATAAACATAAGGAAAACCTGCAGCAGTATTCCTAGGAATACTCCTAAACTTCTCTTGAGGAATTCCTTTAATAGCATCTTCAAAGCTGTATAACTGACGCTTCACGTGCATAGTAGCCTCAAAAAAAGGCTTAGTAGCAATGTGAACCGCATCGTCAAGAAACTTAAAAGTATGATGCAATAAAGGTGTAGAATAATTAACAACAGCTTGTTCCATAGGAAAAACTCTCACCCCATCGCGCATAACAGCAGACAATGGAGCGGGATAGTATTCATACGGACCAAGACTACCATGCAACGCAGTCTTAAAGTATCTAGATACTGGACAAATAGTGACAGGTTTTTCAAGAATGCCAATAGGCAAAAAACTACCACCATGAGAAGGCGGCAGAATATCAGAAGACTGCAACTGCACCTTACGATTCGCCAAATCTAAAAGGAAAGAATCAACTTCAGTCTTTAGTTTAACCTGTGCATTTTTAACCATTTCTTGCGTCACTATTGAAGAAATGCCCTTAGAGGTGCCAGTAAAATTAGCCACATGAAAGCCAACAAGAACCCGGTTATTACAAAGCTTTGGATCAGTAAGAGTTAATAACGCTCCACAATCACCACCCTTAGTACCCGCATTATATGCGGCAAAGCGCTTCATGCGCCTGCCATCAGGCAATCCTGTCAGGTTCTCAGAGATAGCAATATATGGAAAACAGAACTTAATATACTTATTCTTCTCCAAAAACTTAGCAGCAGGATCCACTTCTAATAAGTGTAAGTTGCCAGGTCGATTGCCAACATATTTCAAATCTGCTTCAGTAACAAAAATTCGAGTTATATCTGAGTGCGCTCTCACAGACTCAAACCTAACGAATTCAACATCACTGTCAGGATCAGAAACACGGGCAAAAGAAAGATACTTTTCAACTGTAAAACTAATAACAACCGAAGAAGAAAGTGCAGACTTAAACTCAAGAAAATCACTCAAAACCAATGAACCATCGCCAACACAACTCTTAACCAAAGCAGTAAAATGTTGAGGCTGATAGGCCAGTGTGCCACTAATAAAAGTGACCTGACCAAAAACTTTCCCCAAAGTATCAGAAACCATCTTGTAGCTATTCATAAAGGCATGCTCACCTGGTGTATAGGGAACATCCGACTGTAAACGGACAACAGTTTTACTAGGCCCAACACGTTTACTAGCAGGTATATTACTTTGGTGTGATATTTTAGGACCTCTGCAAAAAATCGACTTCCCAATAGAAATCAACATAGCAACAAAAGCTTTAATAATAATAGTGACCAGGAAAAAACTCGCTAATATACTAATAATCGGAAGAAATTTAACAAGAAAATTCTCAATACAATGACCATCATCTTGACGGTTCGCCCTATCTAAGATAATAGCATTGAGCAACATACCCGGCACAATTTCTTCCTGAGTGAAAACACGATCATTACCTACTTCTCCTCCAATATCACGTAAAACATAATCTGGAGAAGTCTCTTTAGCTTTGAGAAAATCCTCATAATCAGCTTTAGAAAAACCTGCCTGCAAAGTCACGGGTGTTACACCAGAAGCCACAGAACCAGATTTAGAATAAGCTCCAACGAAGTCAGTAAGAAATTCACTTGACGACGTATGAGAAGCCAATCTTATCTTTATTACATCTACTATCGTATTAATTTGCGAACGCAAATCCACACGTGTGGAAACAGTAGAGCCTTTCAAAAAGTCATGTTCAGAAACCTGCCAGATATACCATGGAAAGAAATCTAGAGGATCAGAATCTGGATTAGCAGCCGATCGTTTAGCACAAGCTTCACGCTCAACCAAAAATTTTCTATAATCCAAATGACCTTCACTATTCGTGAATTCAGGACTCACAAAAAGTTCAAGACCAAAAGTAATACGACGAGCAACCGCAGCAGGCTCATGAATAACCATTTGCGCCTCAGAAAGTAAACTTGCTAAATTAGTACTCGCAAAAATAATTTTGGAGTTAAAGAAAATCTTTCCCTTAGAGGCGACATCTGCGAAATTAAGAGGCATACTAAAAGATCCGACCATCTTAATTAAATTAAAATAGTCGTTATCCTTGTCACCAGCAACAGCACGATTCTGAAAAGCATCATCCATTATCATAGCGGTCTGACCATTATAACCCTGCCAATACTCACTAGTACCCTTCTGCCACATCTGTGCCATTACAGCATCAGCTGTGCAGGGAGTCGGAACAAGTCCTGAAGAGAGCAAAATAGCCGTAACCAAAGGAACCGCCAATATGGTTTTGCCCACACCAGCTTGCCCATACAAAAAAGTAGCAACCGGCTCAAAACGAAAATTATTACGAGCAGCAATAGATCCCATATGCGGAATAATAACCGCCCCAAGACGAGCAACTAAGACATCAACCATGCGGCCAACCTCTGTCATTCGATATAGCTCTTTAAAGCCATAACCCTCCTGAAGCAATTTAACAATCGAATCCAATTTAACAGGATTCATTTCTTGACCAGTAGCATCATCCTTCAAAACAGTCTCAACACGTGTGGCCCAAGACTTCACAATCCTGTCACCAGAATCAAAAAGCTCAATAGACTCTTTTCCAACTTTCTTCCTAATAAAATTAACGAGAACTTCAATAGAGCCCATCATCCAAGTAATTAGAGATTCCCAACCCTCACTTTGTCTCTTAACAGAGCCAATGCGTCTCACAAATTCAGAGACTTTAGCGGGGGTTACGTTACCTTTAAAAACTGAAAAAGTGAAACAAGTCGACAAAAGAGCAGCCAGAGTATTAACTCCTGCTTGGTTCTCCACACGCCCTTTAGGAAAGAAAGCGGAAATGTGGGGCCAAAGCAGGCCAAAGAAACTCGGCAAGAAAGACAAAATGAGACCCGCAAAAGCGGGATTCGTACGAGTACGAAGAAACTGAAACAATACAAGTGCAATAGGAATCACCCAGAGATTAGCAAGAAGTTTTTTCATTTTCTTAACCAATTCCTCAAGCATCTCCTTAAATTGCACAAAAACCTCAGTCAATTGACTAAGATTACCGGTGACTCCACCAACGACTCCACCCAAAGAAGACGTCATACGATCGGCTTGACTCTTAAATAAATTTGCAAGTCTACCAATCTGATTGAAACCATCTCCAACTTTTTTAGAAATATGCTTCACACCACGAATGCCAGCGCGAGCGGCCATAATGCCACCAACACCCAAAGCAAGACCAGTACGAATACTAATACCAGCTTGTAGTTCAATGGGAGGGATACCCAAACGCTTATCTCGCTTAGCCTTAATACGATCCAATCGAACGCGCTTAGGTTCTTCCTTACGCACTATCTCAGCCTTTTTTGCTGCAATAGAACGCTGAATTATCTCACGACGCTCACGAACCGTCTCAAGATCCAGTCCAGACTGATATTTCAGCTTAGAAAGATAAATCTTACGCTTCAGAAACTTAGTAGGAGTGAAGCTCTTAGAAGGAGAAACATACCATCTATAATCAAAATCATATCTAAGTACTATATCGTGATGCTCATAAGGATAGGCATAAAGCCAGTCCTCAATCACAGCAACACGAAAATCAGACAATTCCAACTGTAGCTCGGGGCCAAGATTAAACTCTGTGGCATCCGGCAAAACATATTGAAAAACCCATCGCGAGTATAAATCGTCATCCGCAGTGAAGATTGGTAAATCTTCAAAGGAATCACGAACTGTAAACATACCAAAACTAGAAACTTGTTTTTGGGGCGAAAGGTTTTTCATGGGTGGTGCAGAGGGGTCACGAGCCCCTCGAACTTACGACTGGCCAACTGGCAGAGAAATAATAGCATCACAATCAGGAACTGCCCCTGACAAAAGAAAAGTATACTATAATGAACTTTTCTAAATCACTCCAATGATAGGAGCAATTGTTAATAAGCATACAAAGCCAAGAAGCAGATGGTCGGATCATTAAGCTAAAAAGTTTTCCAATACGCCATGTACTAACTTCCCTCAAAACAGATTGCGCACAACATACGAGGCAGATAACTCACTTTAGAGAGGAAGGCAAGAAAAGAGCAATTAAACAAAGGCCTAAACGTAGTACAACGGCCAGATATTAATTAACTCAGAAACACACAAACAAAAAAGGAATCCAAAAATAAGGAAGTAGAACTTGGCTCCAATAGCCTCGCAAAAACTACAATGCGAAATGGCGACAATTAGTCTCAATGACTGGGTTAATGCGCAACACCTAAAGTCTATTTCTGAATAGCATTACTGCTAATAAAGGTAAGATTAACCTATAAAAAGAATCCAAGGGGAGGAAACCCC